GATTATGTCGTCCAATTATGGTTCCTTGGCGTCCTTTGGGAGGTCATCGAGCACTTTACTAATCGCATGGCGAACCCTTTGGACATTATGTGGAACACCATTGGTATTTTCATAGGTCTGTACCTGCATAGAGAATTAAAGCCATAAATAAGAAAGGAATGACAACTTTCCAGGCAGTTGCTTGGGAGGGGTCAGACCATGAAGACGGTAAATTCGTCATTAGAATTTACGGACGGCAAGCAGATGGCAAGTCAGTTGCTCTCGGCACCACTTTTCGTCCGTATTTTTACGTAAAGCTACGAGTTCAGCATAGTTTTGCTGATTTTGCTGCACTAATTCGAAAGCGATTTCAATCAACAGAAATCAAGGAGGTTCGAGCCAAAGACCTATGGGGGTTCCAGAACAATCTCCTTTCACGATTTGCTCGGATAGAGTTTGATACAATGCGTCAGATGCGCTTCTGTGTGTACGGTCTTCGCAAATCAGACACTGAATTTGGCAAGCTCAAATTGTACGAAACGAATATCGACCCCGTACTCCGGTTTATGCACGTGACCAAAATTCGTTCGACTGGCTGGCTGACGTGTGACGCGACCGAACCTGATTACGACACGACGTGTGACATTAATCTATGGGCACCTGAACATACCAATATTAAACCAGTTGACCGAGATGACGTGGCACCCCTTAAGATCATGTCATTTGATATTGAGTGCTACTCAAAGTCTGGGAACTTTCCAGACCCGATGAAAACCGAAGATTGCGTTTTCCAGATTGGCATGACGACACGTAATTTTGGGTCGGACGCCCCTATGGAGCGCAAGTGTCTCTGCCTCAAGAATACTGCCGGACCAGACGCCGAGAGTTTTAATACCGAAAAGAAGCTGCTTCAGGCTTTTGAAAAGTATTTGATCAAGACGGACCCTGATATCATTACCGGCTGGAACATCTTCGGTTTTGATCTCGAGTTTCTTCAGGTTCGTGCAGTCAAGAACGGGCTTGCGCCGACATGGGGGCGGTTCAAAGATAGCCCGATCGAGCTGGTCACAAAGAACCTTTCGAGTTCGGCACTCGGGAATAACATGCTCAAGATGGTTCCTATGCGCGGCCGGTACGTGTTTGATCTCTTCCAGGACGTGAAGCGTGAGCACAAACTCGAGAGCTACTCACTGAATAACGTATCGAAGCATTTCTTGAAAGATCAAAAAAATGACATGCCGGTCAAGGAGATCTTTTCGAGGTTTGCGGAGGGCGATGCGGCCCGGCTCGGCGAGGTGGCAGAGTACTGTCTGAAAGATACCGAACTGCCACACAAGCTACTTGACAAGCTCTGTCAGATCCAGAACCTCGTGGAGATGGCGAAGGCGTGTTGGGTCCCGTTGGCTTTCTTGAGTGAGCGCGGACAGCAAATCAAGGTGTTTAGTCAGATGGCCTACAAGGCTCGTGAATTGAATTTCATAATTCCGACCTTCGACCGAGGACCTGCACTTGATGAGGACAAGTATCAGGGTGCGACGGTTCTGGAGGCGCAGACGGGCGCGTACTATTCACCAATCACCGCACTTGACTTTGCAAGTCTGTATCCGAGTATCATGTGTGCCCATAATCTGTGTTACTCAACACTCGTGATGGACCCGAAGTTCGACAACCTTCCTGGCGTCACGTACGAGCAGTTTGGGCCTCACCGGTTTGCTCAGAACGTGCCGAGCCTATTGCCTGTCATTTTGACCGACCTGAAAACTTATCGCAAAAAGGCGAAGAAGCTGATGGCCCAGGCGGAAGGGACGCCTATGGAGGCGATTTATAACGGTCAGCAGCTGGCTTATAAAATTAGTATGAACAGTATTTATGGGTTTACTGGCGCGTCTAAAGGCATGCTTCCCCTGGTCGCAATCGCATCAACAGTTACTATGCGAGGACGACAGATGATCGAGGAGACCAAGACGTATGTCGAGGAGAACTTCCCGGGTGCCAAGGTCCGGTACGGAGATACGGACAGTGTTATGGTCGAGTTTGACGTCCAGGGGCGGAAGGGACAGGAGGCGATCGACTACTCGTGGCAGCAGGGTGAGCAGGCTGCCGAGCAGTGCACGAAGCTTTTCAAGGCTCCGAACGACCTCGAGCTCGAGAAGGTCTACTGCCCGTATTTTCTGTACTCGAAGAAGCGTTATGCCGCCAAAATGTACGAAGGCAAGTCGAACAAAGATGGCACACCCGTTCTGAAAGAGGATGGCACACGGCTCGTTGTTTTCAAAAAGATTGACGTCAAGGGTCTACAAGTGGTGCGCCGTGACAGCTGTCCTTACGTTCGCGAGACGCTTAAACAGCTGCTCAATATGGTTCTCGAAAGTGACGATCCTAAACCTGCTGTGAATTTTGCAAAACAAAGTGCAAAAGACCTGAAAGGAGGTCTTGTGCCCATTGAGAAATTGCTACTGTCCAAGCAGCTTGCTTCTGATTACAAAGTGAAGATGCCTCACGTAGAGGTACGTGATAAAATTCGCGCTAGGGCCCCAGGGTCGGAGCCACAGCAGGGTGACCGTGTTCAATTTGTGATTGTCGAGGGGCGTGGTCGAATGTTCGAGAAGGCGGAGGATCCAGAGTGGGTCAAAACAAATGGTCTAAAAATTGATTACGCGTACTACTTCGACCACCAGCTTAAGAAGCCTGTGTGCGACTTGCTTGAACCTCTCGTAGGGGCCAACCCCGAAAAGGTCATATTTGCACCCAAGGTGAAGACCATGACAGACTTTTTCAGTTTAAGACCAGCGCCTAAAATAGAGTAAGATGGAAGCACAGATCCTCGCATTGATCGAGGAGGAGGTGAAGCGGCGTGTAGCCATTCGCCTCTCGAAGTCGCTCGAGGTCATTTCAGAGCTGTACGCTGTACCGCTTGCACGTCTGATCAAGGACACGGCGCACGTGGACGCCTCGTTTTGTCAGGGCGTAAATAAGAGTGGAAAGCGATGTCTAAAGGAACCACATGCGAATGGATTTTGCAAGTTTCACGCATCCCAGGCGCCCGTTATCAAGGTCCCAGCAGCCGCGCCAGCCCCGCCACCCCAAGTCGAATGGAGCAAAACATTTGAAAATAAAAACCGCTTAAACATGTAGAGCACAAATACTTCAATGAGCAAGTCGGACGTCCTTCTTGAAAGCCTAACCCGTTTCTTTTCAGAAGACAAACATTCAGAACAGCTCAAAGATATCCTTTCTCACAGGAAGGGTATTTCTTTGCGTAATTTGGAATGGTTTGTAACGAACTATGCAAAGAATAGGCACGTGACTTATACCGCGCCTAATGGAAAATTTTTCACGGTCCATGTAGCATACAAGTCCAGCCTCGATGGCTACTCGAAGAAACTCTTCGACCCCTTTTGCCGTACCGAGCGCATTTCGTTTATGGGTCTGACGACGACCGTGGCCCAACTGAATTTCATCCGGTGGTGCATAACTAACGGAATTATCGAGTACCTGGTTACACAAAAGGGAGCCTTGCAAACCCCCCCTGAAATTCCAGAATGCTGTACCCATAATAAAACACGTACAGATTGTATCCCTGCGTAATTTCACTAGCATATTGCTGCGAAAACTGTAAAGCGAGCCGCGTTGTCTGTGAGTTCAATTTAGAAAAATTGACATACCCTCCCTGATTGTACTCTTTTGGATTGAGCCCAAATGAGTACATGTAGATACTCTTAGATGGAATGGAAAGGCCGTGTTCCATAGGCTGTTTGAATGAATAATAAAGAGAACCCTGGAAAGTACTCAGGATGTCAACATTGTTCAATGTAATTTTAGCACTGTCAATCACATCAATGTAATTCACAAGGCCTGATACGAAATTCAGAGGAACTGCCGTCTGAATATAATTTGTCGTGTATCCGTAGTTGTACCGTGCATCATGGTACCGGCCGTCCTGAACTCCTTCATATTTTTTGTTCCTAATAAACCACGTGATCATCTGAACTGGAAAACTTGCTGTCATTTGGATTTGGGGATTGGTGGATGTGAAGGACAGAGTGGATTCCTTACGCACTCGGTTCACTATGAACCGGAGAGGCGTGGTTTTATAAAAGAGGCGCTCTTCATCAGTCAATTTGATTTCCTCAAATACGAGCGAAGGATTTATGATATCCTGGACAGGCAAATCGTTTGTGATCCAGACCCACGGATTAAACTGAATTTTTATGTACATCTTCTGGTTCCATAAAGCACAAAGGGGGAAGTACGGCCGTCTAATCCTTTCATGTTCTTTATTGGCGTGTGAATACCTACGACAGAAGAAGAACTCCAATGGTACGATGACATTCGTGGTTGAGGTCGAATTAACATTTGATTTTGATCCGCCATTCACCGCACTGAACATGGCAGTCTGTTCGTCCGCATCAAGGAATACCTGATCATGGATATAGAACCAATCATCGTAAACAGTTTCTACGATCGTGTCATTAATAATGAAATCAACCTGTTTTATTATAGCCCGACCAACTTGATTTGTATATGCATTTGAGGTTGATGTCAGCCCTGGCAATGTGCATTTGAAATACATATTCGAAAGGAGATCACCGAGCTCTTGAGGGCGGAACTCGAGCGTGATTGTCTGGCCCAAGAATGAATTGCCTGAAATTGGCACATTCCTTTGGTACATCACAAAGTTTGAATGTTGTGGGAAGTACGTGTTCCAATCTGTATCATCCTTTCCACTGACGTATTTTTCTTGAGGACCAATTGCGTACAATGACATAGTGGTTGCCGAATTGAACCCAGTATTGATCAATTCTTTGTATTCTTCTTGAAAGCTCGGAGTGTCCTTCACGTCCCCAAGGTCACGGAGAGGGGCTGGGTTTCCTCCCATGATATTCTGACTTACGGTCACAACCTGATCTATCTGGTCAACATTACTAGTACTTACCGAAGCACCATATTGAATTCCAATTTTCATAGGTGCCTGGACGGTGGCGGTCGTGTACACCGGATTTGGTGTGTTGGGGACTGGGTATTCTGTATTCAAAAAGGCATATGCGATGTAACTGTTTGATATAAGCTGGCGGCGCTTTCCGGGCACGGCAATCGACGCAGTCACGACGTTTCCTGGAATTGTTGAAAATGAATTGACCGTCACATTACCCGTCACGGTTGGTAGGCCCTTCACCGTCCAGCCTTTTGTGAAATTGAAAGGCGCGGCAGCCGTCAAGTAAAACACAGGCATGTTACGATCGACCATATAAAAACCTGTGATCGTACCGTTATAGACTGATGAACGGAAGAAACTCGTCGTATCAGGTGGATAAAGAACAATACCAGTCGCGTAGTGTGTATCTGTGATAGCCTGGACTGTATCAGTTTGGAATTCGAAATACCAATTGTAAGGCTGGACTATATATTTTTCAGCCTTGACGCCTCCAGGTGTGTTTGCCGCTTTGGTAACAATTATGTTACCAGACACCCCCGTCATACCACTGACCGTCCACCCCGGGCTGATGGGTGCGAGTTGAGTTGGCGTCAACAGAGGCCATGCTGTTGTTGCATAAAATGTAAGTGTGTTTGCGGAGGTTGCTTTGTAAAATCCATTGACTTGCACGGGGGTGGGGGGCTGCCCGGCGGAGGTGGGCTCGACTGTAGGGGTGGGTGCTGGGGCCTGTTGAGCTGCGCGCGAAAGTGGCTTCGGGGGTCTGAAAAACCTGAGTAAATCTACATACAGGTCATTCATTCCTAACTACAAATTGTTGAGGTTATTTTTCCACATATGCACCACACTCATCGCCTTGAGTGCTGCACGCTCATCCACCTTCTGCTGTCTTAGCGTGTTCAGTTTCTTCACCTCCTCCTTTGTGTACTGGTAAGTCTTGATGTCGAGCAGTTTGGGCCAGATTGCTTCGGCGAATTTCTCGCGCCGGAGTTGATTGTGGATCTGTTCCAAGGGTACATTGAAGACGTGCATGCGCGGGGTGACAGCCACCGCGTCAATGAAACGAGCCTTCTCGGAGAGCCACTGAATTTGTACATCAAGTTCCTTGAGGATGTGGGCCTTTCTCTGTTTGTAAATTCCAATTCGAATATCAATATAGTCTACCAGGATCTCCTCGGGGCTGGCGTATTTCTTCACAGCGCCATTAGGTCCGATCAGGTACATATTGCTTGTATGAATTGTCTTGGTCAGACCGAGATCACGATACATGTTATCCTCGCTCCCAGCCCACCCCCAGATGCGAAAGTCGGGTGCGGTCTCCGACGAGTGATTTTCGTACTTTTGAATTGTTCCCTTTTCACACAGGTCATCGAGGAACTCCTTGTAGTCCTGGATCCACTTTCCAGGGGGTAATTCGGTGACGTGAATTTGAGACCCCTCCTTGACTGCGATGCCACTGAGGACCCACGTGTGGTCCTTGGTCTTTGTTGTACTGCCCCGAAATCCTTTGAAGTGGGGAACCATCGCAACCATCGCCACCTGATCCAGTGCACAGCGAATGTTGTGCTTGATTACATCGACATTGTAAGGTGGCACGTAGCAACTGAACCCCGTTCCGATCCCCTCCGCGCCGTTCACCAATATCATCGGAAGCACCGGACTGTAAAACTCTGGCTCGACCCTCTGACCGTCATCAAAATTATACTTGAGCACCGCATCGTCCGACGGGTCGAAAATCTTGCGCGTCATTGGTGCGAGACGGGTGAAGATGTAACGGGAGCTCGCAGCGTCCTTGCCACCGGCGAGCCGGGTCCCAAACTGCCCAGATGGCTCGAGTAAATTCAGGTTATTTGCACCGACGAAGTTCTGAGCAAGGTTGACAATGGTGCCCTGGAGCGACGCCTCACCGTGGTGATAGGCCGTTTGCTCAGCCACGTACCCCGACAGTTGCGCCACCTTCATGTCACTCGACAGGTTCTTCTTGAGGCATGCGTAGATCACCTTGCGCTGTGAAGGCTTGAGGCCATCCGCCACGTGTGGAATTGAGCGCTTGATGTCCTCGGCGCTAAAGTTCGCAAGGTCACGGTGAACAAATTCTGTGACTGTAAGGTTCTGGATGTGCCCATACGGCACGCCCTCTGGTGGCGAGGCCATGTGATGCGTCAGCCACTCCTTGCGCTCGTCAGCCTGCGTTTTGGCGAATGCGAGCACCATGGACTTGTCGGTTTCGCCATCCTGTGTGAACTTGACGGTGAGTTGGTCTATCTTCTTGAAATACTCTTTGGCCTCGACACTCGTGGAGGTGCCCAGACCCTTGTAGTACTTCACGGTGCCGCTCACAGGGGCAGCAGCCCTGAACTCATCTTCAGTAAAGTACCACACCTTACCAGCCTTGATAACTGGGGTCACCATGCTCACCACAAAACCCAGCTCAATCAGCTTGGGCCAGTAAACATGGAACATATTTAGGACAAGACCCTTGATATGGCTGCCATCGAGATCCGCGTCGGTCATGATCATAAGGCGTCCGTACCGCAATTCTCTCAGTGAATTATATACCTTGCCATGCTGAAGCCCGAGGATCTTTTTCAGGTTGGAAAACTCTTCATTATCCGTAACCTGTTTAACGGAGGCGTCGCGAACGTTACGCGGCTTGCCCCGGAGCGGAAACACTCCGAATGCATTTCGTCCCACAACACTCAAGCCGGCAATAGCAAGCGCCTTTGCCGAGTCACCCTCGGTGATAATAAGCGTGCACTCGTGCGACTTATGGGTACCGGCCCAGTTGGCGTCGTCAAGCTTCGGAATGCCCGTAATTCTCGACTTTTTAGACCCATCGGTTTTCTTGAGCTCCTTCTCGACCTGGGAGAGGCCCTTGGAGACAAGGTCATCGAGGACGCCCGTCGCGAGGATATCCTTGATGAATTTTGGTTTGGGCTCGATGGCGTCGGTAATCTTTGAAGTGCACTCGGCCTTTGTCTGACTGGAAAAGGTTGGGTTGACGATAACTGCCCGCACAAACACAAACAGGGCTGACTTGATCTGAGCCGGCTTGAGTGTCGAGCAACGCTTGTCCTTGCTAATTTCCTCAACGATCGCCTTGACCACCTTGTCCACGTGGCTTCCACCCTTCGTGGTTGCAATTCCATTCACAAATGAAACTTGCTGGAATGCACCACTCTTCGAGTGGGTCACCACCACCTCCCAGTTGTCCGTGTGCATTTTGGCAATAGGTGCCTCGCCCACGTATGCCTGAGCGTACTCGCCAAGGTTCGCCACCTTTAGCAATTTAGTATTGAAATATACCTCAGCCTTTGAGCACCACATAGCAGTGTCCCATGTGCGCTTTTCGACCATGGCCTGAAAGGCGCCCGGTCCACCGAACCGCTTCCAGTCTGGCATGAATGTAACCGACACGTATGGGACAACTTTTTCATCCGTGATGACTGGTGGGTTCACCTTGCTCATGTTATCAGTCCAAGTCTGCTCATAGACCTTCTTCCCGTCACTAATTTTAATTTTGAATAGGGAACTGAAAACGTTAGCGAGCTTTGCACCGTAGCCGTTGCGGCCGCCCGTGACGCGTTGCTCTTCGTCATTGTAGTTGGAGCTTGTCAGAAGGTGGCCGAAAATGAGCTCGGGGATCCAGATTTTTTCGGTAGGGTGTTTCTTAATAGGAATTCCAACACCGGCGTTATATACAGTGACCAAATTATCAGGTCCAAGATGGACTTTGATACACGTCACCTTCTTTGGGTGCAAAGAATGCTGGTCAATCGCATTGACCAGAACCTCGTCAAAGATCTTCACCAACCCAGGTGAAACAGAAATCTCAGAAAGCTTGAAGTTGCTGCCGTCTCGAACCCAGTATTGGCCAGTTTCGGGAGGGAGGGATCCGACATAAGTGTCGGGACGTTTGAGAATATGTTCAACATGTGTGAGACGTTCATATTCCATTTGTTCTACTATAGGGGGGACCCTAGGCTCTAAGCCCAGTCTTCCTCATCTTCCAGGTCGATCGAAAGTTCGTCGTCCATGGCAGAACTATCTTCAATTACCTGCTTAATTACCTTTTCAAATTGGATTTTATATTCACTGGGTCCTCGATAATCATGAAGATTTGCCAGAAGACCCGCGCCTAAAATGTTAGTCCAGTCTTTACGATCTGCTGATTTGGCTTGGCGTTCCTTGAGTTCTCCGAGCTTCTTGTCGTGGAGAGACTTTTTCTCTTCTTGACTTAGGTCGTGGTACGCCTCCGCGACTGACGAAACCTCGGCGCGAAGTGTATCGTATCCGTATTCGGGTCCTGCATCAAACCCACGCGCCACCTCCTTTCCGTCAAAGTTGTCCCACAACCAGTCGCGTGCATGTGGTGGAATTCCATTTTCAAAATAATCTTCAAAAATTTCAATTCCGAATTCCTCTCCTGCACATGAGAACCCCTCTGGTCCGATGTCCCAAGATGAATAGGGACCCATTAATTTAATGGCTCGTTTTAACTTTAACCCACCATGCCACGAGTGCTGCGATTATTGTCCATCCGACAACATGGTCCATGCGATCCATGAACTTCTTATTTTCTTCGGGCATTTCTTCATACTTTTGTTTGTATCCCGGAGGTTTAAACGGAAGCCATACATATCGACCAAAAGGTACGGCTGTAGGTCCTAGTTTATTACGACAATCATACATATAATCGTACCACGCCATGGCTATATATGGGAACCATAAAAGGAAAATAAGGATCCATATATTTTTATGCGGAAGATACCAATAACCACCCGCCAGAAGGGCCGTAAAAATAACGCATTTTATGTTAAACTCAAATGGTTTACCTGGAAATATTCCACCAGCCATATTCTACTTATTAATAAAGAAAAAAGCCAGCATCAACATCACGACAATGACGGCCATGATAATTAATGGATCAAATTTCATATTATCTTGTTTTTCAATTGACATTTCACCTGCCCAGTACATAAATGCTTCTTCAACGGTATAAAGCGGTTTACCAATACTGATATTAACTTCATTGTGAACAGCGACTGACCATTTAAAAAGATCTGGACCGCTCTGTAAAGCTAATTCAATTGGATTTTTTTCAAGAACTTCTGCAAAGTGTACCCGGCACATGGGGCATGGCAGAAGTTTAGTGAGACTATCAACAAATGTTCTGAAAGTTTCCTTTTCCTGATCAGAAAGTTCAACATTTGTAGATAAACATGCTAGATGTAAAGTTCCCCAAAAATAGGGACCCCATTTTCCTAACGACATTCTATATTCTAATTGGATTTAATTTTTAAACAATAAACTTGACACGTCTGATGCCGCCTGCACTCCACCTACGATAGCCTTGCCATTATTAGAAAGGCTTGAAAAGAAAGCATAAATTAGGAAGGCGCACATCATCAGTAGTACGCCACAAATTAAAAAGAACCATCCACCTTTCTGATCAGACATTCCGTTTGCAGCATCTGCGGGGTTTGCTGGGTCGTAGCGCACAATTTCAGACTGGCCCACCGATCTACCTGTACCCCACGTCCCGTTGGTCGTATAAGCTTTTGAATTTACTGTATATGTGATTACACCTGAACATATTGGGGGCTTGTCCGTCGTGCACGACTGGCTTGTTATCGACCCGTTCACGGTAGCCTTCTTGGTGTCTTTGCGTGTCACTAGAAAAATTCCAAAAATAATGAAACACAATCCTACTATTACAGCAATGATGACACCTGAATATGTTCTGAATTTTCCGTAAGTCGATAGACCTCCTTTTACAGTATCCATTATTTATTGCCTGGAATTTAATTCTCCTCTACCTCTGGTGCAACCTCTGGTGCAACCTCTGGTGCAACCTCTGGTGCAACCTCTGGTGCAACCTCTGGTGCAACCTCTGGTGCAACCTCTGGTGCAACC